AGCAACCAGTCAAGCATGATTACTTCTTAAGCCACCATGCGGTGACAAACGACAGCATTCCAGACAGGGCAGAAGCGATATAAATGCCAGCCCAAATGCCACCTTTGCCTTGGTGAGCAAGAGCCAACAACTCTTTAATATCGGCCTCTAAGTCGGCAACCTTTTTCTCAAGGCTCTCAACTTTGCTAAGAAGTTTCCCGTACTCCACCGGGTTCACTACTGATTCCATCATTCATCCATTGTTTGTTGGACAGTAACCGCTGGTCGGTCGGGGCAAATTCTAGAGCCTTGTCTAAAAGATTCCTAGCCTCGTCCTTTAGTCCTAAATTCCACGCACAAATAGATGCCAAATCCCACGGTTTTTCCGTCCAGACCGACGGGTCCATCGTGTATACCAAAGCCTTATCTACGATATTTAAGGCAGATTTAGCCGCTGCGTAGCCCTCGGCCCACATTTTGCATTGGTAGCAAATCATGGACAGTTCTACCCACGGCTCCCGCGTATTCGGAGCCTCTGCCACCGCCAACCTAGCCCACTTAAGCGCCTCGGCCCAATTGTTTTTGTGTTGGTAAGACTTAGCCAGCAGGCGCATGGCATAGCACCGCTCGTTAATCCAAGTCGCCTCGGGCATCTCAAGGTACTTTTTGAGCGCCACAATAGCCTCATCCCACCGGCTGTAGAACGTCAGTTCCCGTGCGTGGTAGAACGCATTACGCGGGCAATGCGGGTCCTCTTTGACCGCCAGTTCCAGCAATGGCATGTACTGGCCCCGTGACTTTGTGGGATCGGGATGGTGGCTCACCAGCAGCATGTCGCTGTGTGCGTAAATCTCATTGGTACGCGAATCAGGACGCGGGTACTCATGCACCGGGTGGTGCCAGTGATAGCCGGCGCGGTGGTGAATTTTCTCGTAGAAGAAAGAGATGCCGCAACCCCAATCAAATTTGTAGCGCAGGCGCGTTGTTTCTGGCCTCCAAACACGCTCAATTTCCTCGCGCCAACCCGGCTCTAACACCTCGTCCAGATCAAGCGAGATACAGACATCAAAGTCTGGCGGGATTAGGTTTAGGGCTGTATCGCGGGCTTTGTCAAACCGCCACGGCTTTACAGAGATGTTGTAGACCTTAGCCCCGCAAGCGCGAGACAAGGCAACGGTATCGTCTGTTGAGCCTGTGTCTGCAATCAGAACAAGGTCTGCGTCCTTTGCGGAAGCGCAGAACCTCTTTACAAACTGTTCTTCATTTTTGCTGATTGCGTAAACGGCAATCTTCAAGGGCCGGTAGACATAGACCCCAATCTCTTTGTCAATGTGATATGACTGCGGCCTGCCAAACGCTTCTACAACTGCTTCATGCGTCCAGTTGTCGGTAATGTGCATCTCATGCGGGTTGCCGTCGTACTCATCTTGCGGGTAGTACCCAAGGGGAATACTGACCACGACGGTTTTGCAAGCCTCGCGCACCTTTTTTAGAAGTGCTTTGGCATCCTCCAGCGGCATGTGTTCCAACACATCACCGACAAACGCTATGTCGTAAGCGCCTAGTTTTACGTCTCTCGCATCATCTACCAAGACTTCATCGTACAAATCCAGCAGTCCGAATTTGTCTACATACGGACCCCAAATCTCAATGGCAGTCCAATGCTGCCCAAGGTTAGGGAACTGCTTGCGGTAGGTGCCTGAGCCAGCGCCCACATCTAAGATGTGAGTGCCAGTCAGATTAAGAGATTTAATGTATTGTTTTCCAGAGTCAGAACTAAATGGCATGTCTTGTCTTGTATTGCTTTAAGGTTGATCGGGCCAGTTAACTTCCCAAGGAAATCCAGACTGGCTAGGAACATCTCTCAAGGCTTGACGATACGCCGCCCATGCCGCTTTGTCTACAGGGGCATCGGCTACTTGGCTCCAGTCACTGTCCTTCAGTTTTTGGTTGCGCTGGTATCGCACATTGTCGGCCTGCTCTGCATTCTTAGCAGCAACCGCCTCGGCGTTCATATTGGCAACGCTGTACTTCGTGTACCACTTGCCTTCAATCTGGACTACACCATCGCGGAAAGCAGTTTGATACCGCGTCGGCTGCGCCTGCGGCCCTTCAAACACCGGATCAACTTTAAGTGTCTCCAACACTTCTTCAGTTGTTGCGTCCCAAGACGCGCCGGTAGTTTGTTTAGCCCATTGCCTGAGTTCGCCCTCTAGCATGGTTTCACCCGTCGCTTGAATTCGATATTCAGCCATGTTTTACCTCATGCTATTGCCAAATATAAGAAAGAGCCACCGCTGGCGTTAACTCCATCCGGGGCCGAACTAGTAATCTCAAAACCCGCAGAATAACTGCTAATCCAATCACTAGCAGCCTGTGGGTTTGCAGAATTCATCAACAAATATGGAGCATTTCCCGGTGCAATACCTCGCGCAGTGTCCCAATAGTACCAACTTCCAGTGCTATCAAAACGTTTAATCATTACAAATCTTGCGCCATTAGTAAATCCGCAATTGATTTGTTGTGCGGTCGTTCCTGTGCCAGTATACGATCCTACTTTACTAATTCCAGCAACAGTCGCAAATAAATAAGCGACATAAGTGATATTTAATCCGTTAACCGATTGATCTGCATTAAGTCCAAAAAGTGTCGCTGTAGGCAATTGATTTCGCCATATTGTACTTGTTTCACGCGCCGCAGTTGAATTAACAATCAATCTATAAAGCGTGCCTGTTGGTTGAGAATAAACTTGCCAATCTTCGTTAAGTGCTGTGTCTTTTACAATTATTAACTGAGGCGCAACAGTTAAGCCGTGATTTTGATCTCTAGCAACATTAGTCCCTCTATAAAGGACAACATCCATAAATTTTGGCGCGCGCTTAAATATATAGTTGATGTATGTATTACTTGTGGCGTTTACATTGGTGCCTGTCGTTCCAATTTTTATGCCGGTATTTACTGCCCATGCGTCTGATTGCAGTACCGTTGCAGGAGCAGTAAGTTGTAAGCCTGCTGTATTTGTTTCAAAATACCTTAGTCCTTGTAGTCTTGTTGTCAGCACATCGGCAACATTAGCGCCTATGTTTTTTATCAAAGCACAGTCAGCCAGTTGTCCTGTATCTACTGTTGCATTAGCACCTGTGCCACTACGCGCAACCAATCCAAACACACTATCTGCACTTGTTGGTTCCTTCATCGGTCCGCGACGAATGGCTACATAAATAAATGGAGTTCCGTTACCACCAAATCCGGGACCCGCCAAAAAACCAGTTGGTGTTGGTCTAAAAACATCACCGTAATTTGTGTTTGTGTCAACTGTGTTTGGTCGTAAACCCTGTGCAGCAGTCCAATTCATTCCACGCAAAATATCAAAAAAGAACCAATTACTTGCAGCATTAAATCTTTTTATAAACAAATACTGAGGTTCAAATCCAACATTTACCGTTACTAGTGCACTTCCTTCTGTGTACGAGCCACACGAAATTACATTGTCTGTGCCCGACAAGCCAAAGCCGCCCGCATCGTGAGCAAATAAATACGCAACATAAGTAAAACTACTTCCATTTACTTCAGTGCCATTACCAAGAGTAAAAACAGTTGAAGTAGGACTTGTATTATTCCAAGCAAGAGCAGAAGTTACTGGGGCTGTTACGCTAGAATTAAGTATTGAATAAACACCATTACCCCAACTACGATGGTAGACCCACCAGTTATATGAACTAAGGGATTTAATTATCATCATGCCGGGTACGCTACCAAGGTTGTGTGCAACCGTTCGCCCTGCAATTCCATTACCTGTGTACTTTACGACATCAAAAAATTTTGCTTGTTTTCTAAACGACAAAGCAACGTAATTACAACCGCTTGTGTTGGTGGTTTGAGTTGCTACTGCTGAACCGCCTTGATTTACAGTAAATCCATTAGTGTTAAACGCCGACACATAATCGGTTGCGTCATAATTTTCAGGATTTAAATTATTAGTTTGCAGACTTCTGTTTGTAGTTGAACTGGTGCCCGCTCCACGGGCTGTGTCAAATAAAGCGTGATTGCCAAATGTATTTTGGCTTTTAATCCAAACTAACCCACCTTGAGTCGCAAAATCAATGCCGTTTGCGATACTTTGGTTAGTGCCATTGCCGCTATAAATATTAAGATTAAATACGTCCTCAATGTAGTTAACAGCAGGCGCGGCGGCTTTGCCGCCAAAAGCGTCATACGTTGCTGCTCCCGACGTTTCTTGTAATGGCATGATTTACGCCTTAAATTGATTAACAGAGGCCAACACTGTGAACGTGGCACTTCCAGTTTTAATAATCAAGTATCGATAAGAGTCAATGCCGCTTGCATTGCCAGCAGTAGGCGCACCGCCGATCCAGCGGGTAGTCACACCAGATGTTGTGCCATCAATCTGCACAGAACTGTTGTAGTAAGCCGTTGCACCTTGAGTGACCAAGAAGGCCGCAGTCATTGACTGACCTGT